ACCATTTTTAATATATGAATTTGTCATGTCTATTGTTTCACATCCGAGTTCATTTAATTTATCTAATATCATACTATTTACATTTCTTACATAAAATCTAATTATCCAATCTTCGCCAAATATCTCACGAATTTTAATTGCGTTGTTGATTGCACCCAAATTATATATGCTTTTATTACCATATAAAGAAAATGAAAATATTTTTTCCATACATTAAATATGAATTATTCTTTAAATCAATCATTTATAAAAAAATATGTTTACTTAGATCTTTGAGCATCACGTTGTTCTTCAGGACTAAGATAATTCTCATCCATTCTTTCATCTGTTACATCTTGGTTAGAATAATCGACCTTTTTAGTCGTTCTTAGAAAGTAATTTGAACTAGCTTTAGTCTTACAATATTCATCAAATGATTCCAATAATGTCATATTCTTCATTTCTAAAGTCTTAACCTGTTTCTGAAGCTTACTAACTTCAAATTCTAATTGTTGTTTACACTTAAAAAGAGAATCTATTTCATCTTTTAAATCATCTGCTTCAGTTGTAATATGATTTACCATTTCACTATATTCTTTAACCTCAGATGTTAGTTCATCGATTGTATTTGTCTTAAACATTAGCATTAGCATCATTATACCACATACGAATGTCGTAAAGAATGCAATAATAAAATCTCTATTTTGTAAGATTGTTGTAAGTAAATCCTTCGTTTCATTCATATTTAAATCAGACATTGTATTAATTGGCACTGATTCGGTGTGAGAAGTCATTTTGTCGTCAAAAAAGAAGAGTTGTTCGTCCATTTATTAATGAAATATAAGTATATTTTATCAACAAATGAGAATATCAATTTTTTCTATATAAAATGACAATTATATAAATATAATGACTATAACAAATTTTTTAAATAATAATGGATTCTTTGAGTTCGAAGGATATTGTATACCTAAACAAATAGAAGATTTTAAAATATTAACAAGTACACCAAATATTAATATAATGGAAATTGGATTTAATGCTGGTCACTCAGCAGAAGCATTTCTTGAAAATAATAAAGAATTAAAATTAACATCTTTTGATTTAGGAGACCACGATTATTGTCTAAAAGCAAAAGAATATATTGATAATACTTATCCGAATAGACATACATTAATATTAGGTGATAGTAAAATTACTGTTCCTAAATATATTAATGATAATAAAAATACTAAATTTGATATTATATTTATTGATGGAGGGCATGATTATATAACTGCACGCGATGATTTATTAAATTGTTTTAATTTAGCACATAAAAATACAATAGTAATACTTGATGATGTAATATTTAAAAAAGAATGGGAAACATTTTATACTATTGGTCCTACACAAGTTTGGACAGAAAATCTATTAAATACTAAAATATTTGAATTAAATAGAGTTCAATATGAAGTTGGGCGTGGAATGGTATGGGGAAAATACATATTTGATTAATTTTTTTCTCCATTAAATTTATTTATTAATTCTTTTACATTTAATGCATAATTATCACTATCATAATATTTACTTATATTACGCATATTAACTCTTACATCATTTATTAATGGACATCTATATTGTTCGATTATAAAATCAATCTCAAATAATGACATATTTTTCTTAATCTTATCTGTCATTATACTTGACGCACATCTAACAGTTACTATTTCGTCAACAATTTTATTTTTTACATTCTCTTCCCCATATGACCACCAATCACTTAAAATTTTATTAAAATATTCTTCTTGTGTCATACTCATTTTATGCATTTCCATTTTACTTAAAATTAAATTTACTCTATCAATCATATTAAAATATGACCTAAAATTTTCAATACTTCCTTTTAATCCTAAACTCATTTGATGTTGCATTCCAAGTGAATCAAACATTGCATATCTATTTGTACATGATTGCATAATAATAAATGCCATACTCATAAAATTCTGTCCTATACAATTAACCACTATTCCAGATTCCTGTAATGATTGAATGTATTGAACTAAATGTGCTCCAGCAAATACTGATCCACCTGGACTATTAATATATAAATTTATCTGTTTGTTTTCTAACATATATTCATATGTATTACGAGAACTGAAAGAATGAATTACATCATCTACTGAACTCTTTGTTACTGGACCCAATAATGATACAAAATTATTATCAGTCAGTATAATTGTTTTTGACTCTACAACTCCAACTCCAAACAACACACATAATAACAGATTTTTTAACATAATATATATGTTATGAAATCTTTATGTTATAAAACTTTATGTTATAAAACTTTATATAATTACTAACTCCATATTTTGAATAATATTATTTGGTATTATAAATTCTGGATCATTTGAATGCTTATTATATAATTCCCTAACTCTACTACGAATCCAATGAATATTACAAACATTATAATCATTCAATATTTGAGCAATTTCTTGAAAAGTTAATGGTTCATTCGCTGTAAACATTTCGATTTCATTATCATATTCATCATAAAATTTTAATGTTTCATACTCAGAACTTAATGTCTTTAATATTTGTTGTATATCTGTACAACTTTTAACTCCATTTTTTAATTCTACAATTAATCTTATAGCATTAAAATCATCATTTTTAACTAATTTTTTGTTAACAGTTGTAAATCCAAATGGTGCATTTCCAATACATAATCCGTGTTGACGTCTGTATGCAATACTGTCAATAATTCTCTTTCTAATTTGATTCCATTCATTTTCACTATTTTTTAATCCTGTCATAATTGTATTACGATTGAAATTATCATACACTATGTTTTCTTTAACAAAATGAACAGTTATTTTATTTTTAACACATTTATCTAATAATTGAGTTCCGATTGTTACATTACGACTAAATCGTGTAACATCATATACAATTAAATTAATACGCTTATATTTTGAAATTAAATCAATTAAAATCTTTTGTTTTCCATTTCCACTATTATATTCTTTGTGAATCTCACGTACATTCATCTTATTTTTCTTACAATATTCTAAACAGTTCTCCTCTTGAATTGAAAATCCATAAGAATCATCTCTTGAATTAGATACACGACAATAAACTAGATTTTTCATTATATATCTATATAATAAAAATACTTTATATTACATTTACAATATACCTTAACACTAAACGCATATTACTTACATAATCTTTTTCTTCAACATCTGGACTTGACGATGTTTCTTTTAATAATTCTTGATCATTTAATCCTAATAATCTTTCAAATTCTTCTTTACTATATTTCCATTTACCAAATGGTGGATTCGGATTTTCATATATATTCGGTATTGTATAATCATCTGTCCATAAACGTGCCATACGTTTTATATTTAATTCTTCACTGAAAATAGGTTTTACTATTTCACCAGTTTTTATATTGATTGCTGCTGCTGTTATTGCAGGACGAATTATATTATCTTCTATTTTTGTATTATAATCACCTGTACAATTTACTTTAATACGAACATTGGGTATTTCTTCAATTATTTTATATATATTTTCCATATTTATTTTTGATATTTCATTATTATATGCTCCAACAAATGATATTTCAATTGGACTATTACATTTTTTAATAAATTCTAAAATTAAATTTTTAAAAGAAACTGGAATACTCTTCGTATCAAAATGTGCTACCATAGAATATGATTTTCCAAAACATAAAACAATTACACAAGTTGTTGCTTGATGTGTACCAATATATTTTATATTAAAATCTGATGGTATTATTATTGATTCTCTTTGTAAACAAGTCATATATACAGATTTATCCATTTGAATTGGTATTGATTTTATAAATTTTTTAGTATTTAATAATATCTGTAAGTCTAAATATTTATTTTTATACTTTAAATATTTATTTTTATACTTTTCATAGTATTCCATTATAAACTAACTACATAAATTTTTTCTCAAATTCCTCCTTTATCACAATAGGAACCCCAACCTCTTTCGCCTTTATCACTTTAGACGTGGAACCCTCATCATAATCTTTCTTTGTTGTGACTAAATATGATGTATTTTTTGATACACTACTTACTAATTCACCACCATTTTCAGTAATGTAATCTTCCCATTCTTTATTTCTAAATCCCGAAAAGACAAATTTCTTCCCCTTAAACTTTTCAGAGACCACCTTTGTTTCTGAATTCTTTAAGATAGTCTTTTGATAAGAATTTGGTATCTTTTCAAATACTTTTATAAATTCATGGATATAATTACTAAATTGAGATGCAGTTATATCATCAAATCCATCTATTTTTATTACTTCATTATAAATTTCATCTTTTGAATGATCTTTCATATATTTAATAAAATTATTTCCAAACTTAACAAATATCTTTTCTAATCTTTTATGACCAAAATTATGACCAAATATATTTGTTGCATTCATGAATTGTACAAGAGTTGCGTTTTCCATTGCTGTTTGAATATTCTCATATATTTTATTAACCATCTTATCCTTGAATGATGGAAGTTCTGCTAGAGTATTTTTTGATACATTTATTATCTTAAAAATATCATCAATATCATTTTCAACAAAGTTTGTTATTATACCCTCAGATAAATTCATAATATCCATCTTTTCAGCAAAAAATGTTAATTCTTTGATAATTTGTTCATCACTTTTTGATCCAGTAGCAATCAAATCAACATTTGTTTCATTCCACTTATATTCTACACTTGGCATTTTAACTTTTGCTGTTTTAATAACCTCAAGAACATGTGGAATTACATCTCCTGATCTTATAATTTTAACAACACTTGATGGTCCAATTTTGTTATCAACGATATATTTAGCATTGAATGCTGTAGCATTAGAAATAATAACTCCAGATAATTTAGTTGGCTCAAGTACTAGTTTTGGTTTTAAATACCCATCTTTCGAAATATTCCATTCAACATCCTTAACTATAACATCTGCTGTCTGTTTCTCTGATGCATCCTTGAAAGCAAATGAAAATTCAGGATTACCTTCAGTATTATAATCATGTAATGAATCATCCATTACAATAATACCATCAATTTCATATTCAGATGATTCTCTTCTATCTAAAAGAATTTCATCCAACATTTCAAAATCTAAATCAGATTTATCTAATGTTTCGTAATATACATGAGTCATCTTATTCTTTTGTAGAAACTTTAATTGTTCTGATTGTCTCATTCTCGGCTCCATTATCTCATATATGACAAAATCAATATCCTTCATTATATCAGTATTAATCTTCTTTGAGTTTACTAATCCAGAAACCATATTGCGAGCATTACTAAATTGAGATGTATATTTCTGCCATTTCTTTTTAGAAATTATTAATTCACCTCTTAGAACTATATTAGTTGAAACTGGAAATTTAAATGATGGAATTGTATTTATTAAATGAGTAATATCTTGTCCAATAGTTCCATTACCTCTTGTATATAATTTTTTGGTTCCATTTTTTAAAACAAATAAACCAGAAATTCCATCTAGTTTATCCATTATAACATAATCATATTTATTAAACTTCTTTTGCCATTTAGATAATCTATCAGATTCTGATATCTTTATTTTATCCATACTTCCCATATAAAATGGTAATTCAACTTTGTTTTTTCCCGTTATCTCAAAACCAACCTTCTTTAGAAAATCATTCTTTGGATCACGCTTTTTAATTTCATCAAATAAATCATCATATAATTTATCTGATATTACACCTTCACCATTATAATATTGTTCGGCCGCATATTTGGCAACTTCTATTAAAACATTAAGAGGTTGAGTATCAATGAACTTTTGATAGTCCTTGAGTAAATCTTTCAAGTATTTAGACATATTAATAATATATTATAATGTTTTTATAATAAAATATTATATCAATTTTTATATCAATTTTTATATCAATTTTTATCACACCCCTTTTTCTTCTCAATATAATTCTTATGATAATTATCTTCAATCCATCTTTTCATAATTGCTTCAGTTATAATTCCACGATTCTTTCGAATCATTCTAAGTACATCTTTATGCGTACGACCGTTTAATTCAAATATAAAATATTCGTAAATATTTGTTATAATGTCTTCAATTCCACTACATTTTGTCTCATGTTTCATTGCTTTTCTATGAGATTTCATATAATCAATAAATTCATTTTTTGCTACAGGAGTAATTATAAACAGTATATAATATATAAATATATTTTTTTAAGATACCTCAATTTCATAATATTGTAAAAAATTTAAAAATGTTGCTTGAGGATTAAATGCCATCCTTCTTTTACTCTTAACTTTATTAATCGCATCTTTTAATGATAACTTTTTGTATTTCATTAAATAACATACGATAACCGCAGCGCTTCTTTGTTGTCCCATATGACAATGCACTAATACCCCTTCTTCCGACTTTAAATATATATTAATAATTTCTAAAATCTTATCTATATTATTTGCAATTATTATATTATTTTCTGGTGTATTTACGTCGGTAATATTTAATCTAATTTTTTGTATGCGTGACGGTAATTTATAATTATACGTTTTAGTACAATTTACGATTAATTTGATATTATTCTCTTCTAAAAATTCCTTATCATGAGGAGACTCAAAATTACCAATATATAAACTACCAGTAATTCTATTATATTTATCAATATTATTGACTAAACTCATATATTATTATAAGATTATTTTTTATATCCTTTATTTAAACAAAAATATACTTCATAATTTATTATTATATATAATAAAATAGATCTATATGCTGTAGAAAAATTGATTTATAAAACTTATATATAAAAATATATTTAGTTTATATATACAAATGGCAACAAATAAACAACTTGAACCCCTTCTTGATCCATCAGAACAGCGTTTTACGCTATTTCCAATTAAACATCAAGATATATGGAATTCTTATAAAAAACAACAAGCGTCTTTCTGGACTGCCGAAGAATTAGATTTAAGTAAAGATCGCAATGATTGGGACAATAAATTAAGTGAAGATGAAAGATATTTTATTAAACATATCCTCGCGTTCTTTGCGGGGTCTGATGGTATTGTAAATTTAAATATTCTTGAAAGATTTACAACAGATGTTAAAGTACTTGAAGCACAAGTCGTTTACGCATACCAAGCGTATATTGAAAATGTTCATTCAGAGACCTATTCTTTGCTGATAGACACATACATTGATAATACTGATGAAAAAAAAAGATTGTTTAATGCGATCACAACAATCCCATGCATCACCAAGAAAGCAGAATGGGCATTAAAATGGATTAAATGTGATGAATTATTTTCAAAGAGATTAATTGCATTTGCAGTTGTAGAAGGTATCTTTTTTAGTGGAGCATTCTGTTCTATCTATTGGTTAAAAACAAGAGGATTAATGCCAGGTTTGACAGCATCAAATGAATTTATTGCGCGCGATGAAGGTAGTCATACAGAATTTGCATGTCTATTATATTCAAAAATTGTTAATAGATTAGATGAAGAAATTGTACATGGAATCGTAAAAGATGCGGTTGAAATTGAAAAAGAATTTATTAATGACAGCTTACCATGTAGATTAATTGGAATGAATTCTGACCAAATGAAAACATATATAGAATATGTAGCAGATAGATTATTAAATCAACTTGGATATTCAAAAATATATAATAGTACAAATCCATTTGATTTTATGGAAAAGATCGGTATGGAAGGTAAGAGCAATTTCTTTGAAAATCGTCCAACACAATATCAAAAAGCAGGTGTATTAAACAAATCTAAAGGAGACTTTAGCTATTCAGAAGATTTTTAATTTATATAAAAGAAAAAATATATATAAATCATGTATGAATATTTATTTTCTGTTGTAATAGTTGTTACTGGTGTAGGTTTACTGTTAGTTGCACAAGAATTAATAATTTTTCCGATATGGAGAGGTAGGAGAACATTTAGCGTATAATTTTTTTAGTTTAAAAAAATTATATACATATATATATTAAGAGATGAATAATATGCGTCGAGCTCCTAATTTAATAGATCCTAGATTACTTGGAAAAGTTAATAAGGTATATATTGGTAAACAAAGTCAAAATAATTTTATTTTAGAATGGTTATATAATAGTTTATATCCATATTTCAAGGATAATATGCTATTCTCTATAATTATAATATCACTTATTATATTTTTAATGTGGAGATATTATGATACCCTTAAAAGAAAAAATAAAATTATAGAAAATATTAATGATGATAAACCAATAGATGTCAAATTAGATAAACCAATCAACTACAATGAAAAATATCAAAATAGTGAATCATCGGCAATATCTAATTTATCAAATGTTACCAATATCAAGGAAGAACATTTTGATAAAGATGTTGAAAGAAATTTACAAATGGGTAATAATCAAATGAGAGGAAATCAACAATTTGGTGGAAATCAACAATTTGGAGACCAATACATTCCACAACCACAACAAATGGGACAACAAATTATGCCACAATCAGGATGTTTTAAAGGAAATGGATCTTTAACATCTACTGTTGGAAGAAATGAATATTTTGAACCAACCGCCAATAATGCATATAGTGATAATTTTCAAGACTATAATTTATTATAAAAATAAAAATATAATATATTATAATGAGTATAATTTTGACGAAAAATAGTTCTTTTAATATTAATAATTCAAGAAATATATTATATGAAGATATTGAATTAACAATAAATTGTAAAATTATAATTGAAAATAATGGAGCAAAATTTTTAATTGGGAATGGAAATTCAGAAGTAATTGAACTTAAAAATCCAATTATAAATATAAGTGGAATGGGTATTCAAACTACTGGTAAATATAATATTATATTAAATTCAAACTCAAATATCTTTGTTAATAAAGGTGAGATTATTGAATTTATGGGAAATAAAAATATAAAAATTAAATTAGAAGATAATTTAATTGGTAAATTTGTAAATATTGTTGAAGATGATTCATATTCTCAAATTGATGAAAAACCTGATAAACCATTCATTTTAACAAAGGAAATTTTATCAAAATTAAGAACTTGAAACTGGATTTTTTAATTGTTCAAATCTTTCTTCAATCACTATTTGTGGTAACCATATCTTCTTTTTCTCAACAATCGCACAATACATACTTCTTTCTTCCATATCCGATAAATTTCCTAATATGCGATTTCCATCACCTATTCCTCCATCAATTCCAACTTTTCCACATGAACAATATTTAAAATCATGATGTGATTTACTTTCAATTGTATCTTTACAATTTTTACAATATATTGCATGTCGTGTTTGTATATATCGAAGACCACCATAAACTATACTAGGCATTATTATAAATATATATATTTATTTATAATAAGAAGGTTTTATATTTTTCAAAACTTATAATATTAAATTTTAAATGACACTTATTTAAATATCTTGCATTATGACATTCAAATATTTCATCTATATTAATTTTTCTAT